GGTCGACAGATTAGTAGGATCTTCCACAGGAGCCGACCAAGCAGTGCCCCCGGGAAGATTGTCGTAATACGCCGCCACTTTCGCGTCGAGGGGCGAACCACTCGGGCCGCTGAAGGGCGACATGATTACAGCCTTACCGAGCGTAGGATTGCTCGATGGTGCCGCGTTTCCGTTCATTGCAGGCATTGCAGTTCCTCCAAAAAGGGGGCAAGAACCAAAGTTCCTGCCCCAAACCCCGAAGATTAGGACGAGATCAGGCGACCTTGGAACTGCGGACCGCTGCAGGTCAGGTTGCCCGCCCAAGCCAGAATCTGGACTTCCGCATCCTGGTTGATGGCGTAGCGACGGTTCGGGGACAGCGGAACCATGTCTCGCGCCGAGTGCGGACGGAGGAAGATGTATTTCGTGTTGAGGAAGTACATCGTCTTGGTCGTTGCGAAGCCGCCGATACCGCCGTCCAGGATCACGTCAGCGCCCATGTACTTGAGCGTGGCGAAACCGAGGTTGCCCACTTCCGGCGAAGTGAAACGCTGGAGGTTCTGCAGCGAGGCGACGTACAGACCCCACATGATGTTATCCGCAACGATCAGATCAGGCTGATCCGCGCCGCGAACAAGGCTGGCCCACAGGGTGTTCATACGGCCCTGGATGGTAGCCGAGGTTTCCGCGTTGCCCGACAGAACCTTGTTCTTCCAGAAGGTCCAGGTGCCGCGGTCGATGCCGCCGTAGGTGTTCGTCGGAGTGACCGCAACCGCCGCGTCCAGACCAGTGATGGTCTTGCCGCCGTAGGTCGTGCCGTCCGAGTAGACACCTTGCGACATCAGGTTGGCCATCGTGCTTTCCGCGACGTTGATCCGACCTTCGATGAGGTCAATCATCTGCTCGCGGCCAGCGTTCTGCAACTGCTCCAGACCGGACATGACGACCGGGCAGGCGAGCTGCTTGATGGCGAACTCCGCAGCCGAGATCACGTCCTGCGCCGCGACCGGGAGCAGGTCATACCCGCTGTACCAGCCGCCGTTCGCGTTCTCAGCGAAGCTGATTTCCTGGAGGATCGTGTTACCGCCCGAGAACGGCTTGCGGTTGCCGCGCTTATTGAGATAAGCGGTCAGCGCATTGTTCTTCGTGACGTTATCGGCAATCTGCCGAGTACGAGCCTGAATCGTAGTCGCTACGATGTCAGTAAGGTTGGGGAAAGACATTTGGAAATCTCCTTAAAGATGTGGGTTAGGTGCTCTCTTGAGCATCCATAGCTGCCGCGATAGTCTCACGCAGGGACATATTCTGTCCGAACGAGGGAGGTCCACCTGCGACGCGAGGTGCCCCTCCGACGGACAAACTAGCTCTGCGAGCGGCCCCAGCGCGATTCTGCTTCGCGGCTACACGGGCCTCAGATTCTCTTTGAAGGAGGATCTTGCGGGTATCCGGATTGGCCCAGATAGCTGCCGAGTATGCGTCGTCCAAGTTATTCGCTCGGCCCGACTCAATCAGGTCAGCCATCAAGTCCCGAACATCGTCAAGGAACTCGTGTTTCGGATCAACTGCGAAGGCGGCTAGGTGTTTTTCCGCTTCGACAGCTGTTTGTTGCTCTAACGCGCTACTCTGCTGCTCCAGAACTGACTGCGCTCGAGCCGCAAGGCGACGAGCTTCCATCACTTCAGGAGGTTGCTGAAGTCGTTGAGAGAGGACCGCATCAAGCGTCCTCAGATCTACTCCGTAAGACTGGACGATATTGGCTACGATTTCAGCTTTAGTCATGGGATCGTTAGACGTCAATCCCTTGACTGTTGCGAAAACGTCTCCAATAAACGTCGAAGGTGCTACGCCGTTTGCGGTCAACTTTTCCGCGAACGGCTGAATGTGGTTGTTTACTTCGTCCGCAAGCCGAATTTTCTGTCCCACCGATCCGATCAGCCTCATGCTGTCGGACTCTCTACGCAGGACCTCTTCCTGAACCTCTCTAGGGAGTTGGTTCCACTTCTCCCTAACTGCAGGCTTCCACTGAGAAGGTGCCTTTAACTCAGGGACTGGCGCCGTAGTTACAGGTTGATCAGGGGCCTTTGTAACAGGCTCTGCAGTAACTGGGGGTTGCTGACCGTCGGGCCTGGGTTGACTGGTGCCGACCTCGGCCCCCGCCTGTTCTGGCGAGTGCTCTTCAACGGCGGCTTCGATGGTGTCCCGAAGGCTGGGAGTAGGTGCTGGTTCACTCGCACCTTCGATTGAAGTCGGGGCATCTAAAAGTTCAGTTTCGTTCATTTTTCATTCTCCGGGGTATCCTACCCCGGAACGGGGTAGGAGGACAATAGTTTCAGATTTTATTTTATGTGTTAGCAAGAACCGCCAGTACTTGGAGCACTAGGATTACCAGTAGAAGTACCGCCAGGACAATTACGTGTGTACGTCCCAGAACCAAGAACTCCGGTTCCTGCGAGGTTGTTGGTGTTTGTATTAGTTGTCGTGTTCGTGGTGGTCGTGGTGATGTTGGGTTGCGGGGCTTGAATGAGCCCAGCTGTGGTGGTAATTCCCGCAAATCCAGAATTGGCAATTCCACCCATGGTCTGGTATCCGGCAATCGAGGTGAGCGCCGAGTTGTTAGACTGCGTCGTTCCGAGCTTGTAGCCGAAGTAACCCGCCGCAACAGCAGTTGTTGTCGGAAGGATAAGACTGGCCCACTTGTATGCGGCTTCATTGGGATCGGAAACTTGTGGAAGGTGAGTAGATTGGAGATTGTGGGCCCCACCTATTCCAGCGAGAGCCATAGCAACCACAACGCGAGCAATGTCGGAGCCGTTATGAGCAGCAGCAGTAAGAGCATCAAACCTCTTTGCACTGGCCTGAGCGCGTGCAATCTCAACTCGCTCCCACGCAGCGGTTTGCTCTCTGGTCGCATTGTAGTGGTCACTTGTGGCGCAACTTGTCAATGAGGCCACTAGGGTCAGGGCGAACAGCCTCGTTCTTAACTTCATTCTTAACCTCCTGGTTAATGGTGGGGTCAATCTCGGAATTGGTACGGGGTCGTTGATCGACATGGTTATTGTCGCCAACGATTAGGGCGCAACTACTTACGCTCAAGCCGAGCAATAGCACGGGCAACGTCTTCACGCGAAACACTCCCTCCCTTTTTGTAGTATTCCGCACGTTTGGCCTCCGCTCTTTTCCAAGTATCCTTAAAGTCATCCATCGTAGTCAACCCGGTACGCCGCATATACTCGCGGTGTTTACTACGAGAAGAAATGTCAGCCCCATCAGGAGCACGCATCCCGTCATAATGACGATCATTCCAAAGAACTGACTGGCTATCACGAGGAGTCGGTACATAATCGGAGGACACCTCGATCAAATCGCCCGTATCAGGGTCTTGAATGAATCGTCTACGACTCATACGTCTCTCCAAGAATTCCTTACTGCAGCGTTATAAGCTGCCGACCTACTCACCTTAAATTCAGCAGCCAACCTATCACACCCCCAACCCAATCCGTACAATACTCGTAACTCCTTTACCTGATCTCTATTCAAAGACTTGTAGGGAGTTGGAATTGTTCTACGACCTTTAGCGAAAGCATCAAGAACATTGTCTTGAACTGTACCCAACTTCAAATGCTCAGGATTAACGCATAAAGGCGTATCGCAAGTATGCATAACCACCATATTTGGGGGTATAGCCTGGTTATTAGCCTTCATCCAAGCTATACGGTGAGCTCCTACGCTTTTTCCTTCTACTTTACAATCTCCATACCCCGCCCCAGTTTTACCACCTTCCCACAAAATACATTTACTGAGCGCCATTGCCCTCTCCCGGCCCTTGAATAAATTGTTGAATAGCTTGTTGTTGAGCTCTTGCCCTATCTTGCGCCATCTTGTGCATAAACTGAACGTTACTTTGTTGCATCTTCTGATCCGCGATTTGCTTATCAACCTGAGCTTCGTGCATCTTACCGGCAAGTTCAAGCTGTTGTTCCTGACCCTTAAATTGCAGGTCCATCTGCTTGGCCTGCGCGTCCATCTGACCCTTTTGCTGCATAAGTTGGATCTGCGCTTGGGCCTTTTGCTGCTCCGGCGTGGGTTTTGGCGGGGGCGGATTAGCCAACTTTTGATTGAGTTGATTGAAGGTGCGATCAAGTTCACCCTCAAACTTCTTACCAATCTTAAAGCCGGCAAGAGAGAACTGAAGAAGTTGCATCAAGAACGGGCCCATGAGTTGGTCGTTCTGAATCGTCTGCATCGTCTCCTTCAGATAATTCGTGATCGTCGTCATGTATTCCAAGCGATCTTGCTTCTCGGCCTGGAAGTCGATGTCGCTCAACGAATCGCTTTCAACTCTACAACGGAGGATGAACTCCGGATTCTTGATTAACTGGAGCGCTTGTTGAACGAGTTGGGGATCCTCAGCCATAAACTGAACTTGCGCGAGCTTTTGGATCTCTTCAACTCCCATATGCTTGCGCATAAGTTGGATCTGAATGTCGAACGCCGAGGAGCAGTATTCCACCACAGCCTTTTGACGCTCTTGGATCCGCATCGAGGCGTATTGAGCCTTGATTTTCTGCGCCCCGAGAGTTTCAGATGCTTTGCTGGCGCCGCGGATGATATCCGCCATGCCCGTGATTTCGTAGATCTGCTGTTTGACATCCTCCCGGTTCTTCAGGAGTTGGTCAATGGTAGCGACGATCATGTCCAACGGGAGGAAGTCCATCACTCCCTTAATGCCGCCCTTTTCAGCGAAGGCCGCCCATTGGTCCACCGGGACTAGCACGTTCTCGGTCGCGTTGCTCAGAACTTGAGTGACGGCGCCCGAGGACTTGTCGTAAACACCGGCTACGCGGCACGCTCTGACGAGCAGAGAGATACGAGTGTTAATCTCGTTCAGTTCGCGGTACTGGTCTCGCGCGTACTCATAATCGGGAATAGGGACCAGTTGTCCGTTACTGATCGTAGCGAACAAGAATTTGGGGCAAGGGAAGAACTCGTCCAACTCAAGGAAGTCCTCCTTCTCATCCAAGATGGACTCAAACCCCTTACTCCACCAGATTACCTTTTCGTCCTCCTTGTTCCAAATCTCGTAAACGCAGGCTTGTTGGAACACCGGGTTCTTGATCTCAACCGCAGACTCGTTCTTCTTGGGCGTGTAGTCCAACGAGACTCGGTTGCCTACCTCGGCCCCAAAGCGTTTGACCAGTTGATCCCTCGTCATGTAATTTTTGCGAGCGATCCACCGTACCTCTTCCCAGCAACGAGCCGGAGACCAAATTAGATCCTCCCAGTACACATACTCGTCCCTGAGCTCTTCCCCGATGACCTCGTCGTACTCCAAGGCTTCAGCTTCGGGGTTGACCTCCAACTCAGCTTCCGTAGGCTCTTGAGTCTTGGACTCGATGTCCGCTTTGTAGGTGTGCCACGAGCACCCTACGCCGGGAACCAGCATATCTTGAACAATCTGCTTCAAGATATTGGTCATCTTAAAGGCGCGGTTGTTGTGAGAGGACAACGCCCGCTCCAAAATCTCGCAAGCAACCCGTCCTACGTCATCCTGCGGGTCCTTGAACTCTCGGTTAACAGACGGTTGCGGAGACTGGTTCATCAACGCTGTTTGGAGAATGTTGACGTTGGCCGCAAAGAGGTTAAACTTGCGGTCAAAGTTAACATCCACGCCCGAAGCGTTCACTCGTTCAGAACGGAAGTGTTTGACGATCTGACGACCGTTACGCCGCCATTTATCCAGTTCTTTCTCCGCAGCCTGGATCTCTGTTTGCCAACGTAGATACGGGGACAAGTCGTCAAGACTGTCGATTTTTGTATAGGCTTCAGAGTTGGCCACGGCTATTGCTCCCGAAACAAGCCAGGATTAGTTCTGGCGTTGGTGAACAAATCATCCAGGGTGAATGCGTAATTTGCCCCGGTATCCCCTGCCCTATGCTCATTAGGAAGTATGATACGGGATCGCTGCGGTTGAAGATTGGAAAATACTACTCCCAAATACCGAATTGCATCGGCAATATGAGAGGACCAATCATGTACCGGTCTGTCTCGGTAACACCCAGCCTTATCGTCCCATTCTCTACGATAGGACTTCATAGCTTCAATTGCCCCTGAACAAAGAGGCAAATTCCAATACGTGAACGGGAGAAGTTTGCGCGTAGCCGCGATTCCGTCACGTAGTTTGTGGTCGGGGACGATTCTGGGTCGATACCCACGGCGGAGAGTTTGCTCCACGATTGAGCGCCCGGTCTGTAAGTTTTTGGCTCTAGCGTCATGAGGAAGGTACACGTCCCTTACGTTGCGAGCTTCAAACTCGTCCAGGTAGTGGTCCCAATCCAACTCGTTGTTGGAATAGACCTCGTGAATCAAAATTCCGTCGGGAGCTTGTTGAAAGAAACAAAGAACTGTATCGTCCGCATAGCCCAAGTCAGTAATGACGTCCAACGGAAGGTTAGGATCCAGTTCGTACTCCTTAACACGTCCTTCGGACTCCGCAGACTCCATCTCCTTGCCGTAGATAGCTCCCTTGAGAGAGGCGTCGAATGAGCATTCAAATTCTTGCTCGTAATCCGAATCCTCCATCTGAGCTTTAATCAGCGCCAGCTCTTGAGCAGGAATGATTCCTGACTGGGACGCCTTCAGCATCATGCTAAACCACAATGGATCGTGGGCAGCTCGTTTGTAACTATCGTAGAAGTGGTTTTTACCCATAGGAGTGCCGGTAAAGACCACCCAACCTTGACGGTCGGAAAGCGAGGGCATGATTACCTGAGAAACTGCGGAAGGTCGAATCTGAGCGTACTCGTCCAAAATTGCTCCATCGAGGTAAATGCCTCGCAGGGAATCCGCTTTCTCAGCCCCTAGCAGGTAAATCTTGGCCTCATTTTTGAGGGTTACGCGCAATTCTGACTCGTGAGTCTGAGCAATTACCGGAGCGGCGAACTGCTTGAGGTATTCCCACGCAATCCGCTTCGCTTGCTGATAATTCGGGGCTATGTAGGCTAACTGCGGTCTCGGTAGTCTACACTCTAGAGCTCCGATAATGAGGTCGTTTACCGCAGCTACGGTCTTGCCCGCTCGTCTATGGCAAACGAGCGTGGCGAATCGAGCCTTCCTGTTATGAAACGGGAGGAAGGCTGTCCTAGGCGTGTAGTTGAGGGTAACGGCCACTAATATACGCCCTTGGTCACTCCTGGGGTAGTCCGATCAAACAAATCCTTACTCTGCGAACGGAGGAGATCAGCTAGAGCTTTGCGTTTTTGAGCTTCCTGACGCGCCTTCTGCTCTCCTACAAGACCGGGATGATCTTGCAAAGCCTCGGTCCAACCGGGGGGTAAGACCGCAGGTAATTGCTGAGCCCTACGTATCAGTTCTAGGCGCTCTTGCTCGGTCATAGTTACCTCACGGAGGTTCTGCGAGGAAGGACCGCTGAAGGAGGCCGGGCTGGCCTTCTCGCCGCACCTGCGGTGCTAGTGATTTGCGGAGGCCGACGGAACTGATCCATCGCCGCGCCGATTTGGCTCCTGAGCTGCTCGCTAGGGTTCAGCGGCGGCTGAGAAGCTTGATTCATCGAGGGCATGGGCAGAGGTGCCGGGGCGGGGCCAAATCCTTGCTCTGCTTGCGGGAAGGCCATATTGCCCATAGGCTTACCCATTTCAGGCTGCACCGCCATACCTGCTTGGGCAGGTGCGTTCATTTGCCAAGGTTGTCCCTGAGCTGGAGGTGTGGACGAGTTAGCTTGCCCCATAGCTCCCATCAAACCTTGGAGCATGTCGTTGCTAGGACCCATCGGTTGGCCCGGTACGGGTTCGTTGCCGTACCTGTTCGCAGCGACCGGCTCGCCAGTGACGCGGTCACTTATATTTTGAGGAAGTTGGCCCAGCATACCGCCGCTCACCAATTGACCTAGCTCCATCGAGGGAGCGACCATAGGCTCCGATTGCTGAGCATCGCTCACTTGCATGGGCACAGACGATCCTTGCGGAGGGGAAACGCCCAGATTACTCCCCGCACTGGCCATTGCGTCCGCCCCTGGCTTAGGCGCCGCAGCCCCTAGCCCTGGCTGGTAAGGTTTGAGGTTGTTACCGCGAAGCGCGTCAACAAGGGCCGACATGTCCATAGGCATGATTATTTCTCCGGTTGTACGTCGATGATCTGCCCGGGGCTACGTCCTGACGTATCCCGACCGTTGATCCAACTGAGCTCTACCTTGATCGCCCCGCCATCTGCCCCGGTTACTTGAGCAGGTATGAGCTTGCTGTAGAGGGCAAAGAATTTGTCTGGGTTTTGATGCGCCCAAAGCGCCAGCCGCGGAATGCCGCCAATCAATTCAAACGCATGCTGAAATTGCTCCCGCACGTTGCGAGTCTTCGCCCAGCTAGGCGGCTTCGGTATGCCCGCAAGGTCATGAAGCACCTCCTCCACGCTGTACACGGACGGAGAGGGAACATCGTCAGCCCGTTGACCGACGGCAACCTGTAGTTCAGGCTGCACTGCCTGCTCCTGAGTTGCTACCTGCACCGGCGATGCCCGTACCTTGCGTAGTCCCGCCCGTTGACGGGGAAGATTTCTTCCTGAGTGCAGCGACGAGGAACTTCTTGGGGTGCATCCTGGCCTCCATCGCTGGAGTTTCTTTCTTCTCGGAGTGGGGTTTCATTTGCATGATTTGGATCCTTTACGGAGGGCATGAGCAACTGCTTTACGTTTGTCCGCTGCGACAAACTCCTTGCCTACGGATTGTGGAACTCCACCATAGCCGCCTGGAGTATGCGCGGCTGCTCTCATAAGCCTGGCTTGCGCTGGAGATTTGGATGGCATTGGTTGCTCCTTCGTCCTTACAGAGTAAGGATAACGTATTTCTGGCTAGAAGTAAAGCGAAATCGTGTGTTTGAAACGCACCTCCAAGATACTGTACCCACCTCCAAGGTGCTGCAAAGCTATACCCAAGGTATTGTACAATTATTCAATAAGTGATAAGTTCGGGGGAGTGCGGGTCCTCTCCACCCTACCCCACCCCTCCCGCCGCCTGTGGGGGGGTGGGCCCTGGCGCTAGGTTAGCAAACGCTCGCGTTGGTAGGTGCTTACGTTGGTACGCACTAACCAACGTAAGCACCTACCAACGTAAGCACCTACCAACGTAAGCCCCTACCAACGTAAGCACCTACCAACGTAAGCACCTACCAACGTTGGTACCTGCTTACGTTAGCACCTACTAGCTAGGTTGGTAACTACCAACGTTGGTACCTGCTAACCTAGTTGGTAGGTGCTAACTTGCTAAGCGAAAACCATACCTAAATGGCCGGGGCAATTATTACGTTCGTAATAATTGGAGGCGAAACTTTTTGACCGGGCCGGAGTCGAATCTATACGGTCAAACTCGACCGGACACTAGTAAAGGAAATTCCATGAAACTCGTGACGAAGGATGGCGCGGAATACGCGCTGGTGAAGGGCGGAAATATCGTGGACCGGCTGCCGAAACGGTACGCCAGCGAGATTACGGTCACCCTCGCGGGAACCCCCACGAAAGCGCCGGTGACGATTAACCGGAGCTGGGCGGGCGATTCGGAGCTGACGCTGTCGTATCCGTGGTTCCTGGTCGATGGCCGCGCCTACTACGCGACCCTGGCGCCTGGCGAATCGCTGGACGGCGTGGAAGCCGAAATCGTGGACGGCGCTGGCCCGAAGCCTCCGAAGCGGGTCACCGTGAAGGTGGAAACCGAAGCGGCCAGAATCGCCCGGTTCAAGGCGACCTGGGAAGCGCGCCGAGTCGAGTAATCTGACGGGGCGGGGCGAAAGCCCCGCCCAGCTTTTCGCTGGTGTTGATGGGCCTGGCCGCCCCAAGGTCAGGATGCCCCCTGGGCGTCATTCCTAGAGTGATATTTAGGCTGGTGCCTGGTGAACCCCGAAGTCGGAGGCTGATTAGCCAGTAACCCCGAGGACGGGGATGAACTAGCCATTGCGTCCTAGCTTGGTTCTGAGTGGCTCGGGCAAGGTTACGGGATACGGGTAGGATTCTATGGTCGGCTACTT